CTGGCGGGCCGCCAAAGTTTGCGCCACGGCCACCACCGCCGAAGACACTAGCGCCACCGTTCCCAGCCGGCACGCCTCCGATCATCGGACCATCGCCGCCACATCCGCCGGGTTGCAGCAGATTGCCCACGAAACCATTTCCCCCGCCACCGCCGTGGCTGTCTGGATTGGCGGACCCCCCACCGGCTCCCCCGTTCGCTCCCACGAACTCACCAAATTGCGAAGGGCCCCCCGTTCCTGCAGTTACCCCAGGCGGCGAAGCGGAGCCGCCCGCGCCCACCACCACCGAGTGATATTGGCCCGGCTGGACGACGAAGATGCTCTCGGCATACCCGCCGGCGCCGCCGCCGCCGCCGCCAAACTCCTGCGACCCGCCGGCGCCGCCGCCGCCGCCGCCAACCAAACGCACTCGGACCCGTCTCACACCGCGCGGAATTTGCCACGCCGTGCTGCTGCCAAATACGTCTTGACGGCTGAACCCTGGCGCTAATTGCGGCAACTTGAATGGGAGAAAGGGTGCATCGAGGATTGGACGGATATCCTCCGCATTTATTCCTGGCTTTCCAACCCAGGTCATAACCCCAAAAAGCCCCACATTGCCAGCGTCAGGTGGAGGTGGGGCAAACGTCCCGCGTGGCAAAGGTCCGCTCGACTTTGCCGACACCACCACCCGCATCAAGCGCTGCGTATTTTGGGCCATCCCAGAGTTTCCGGGGCCACTGAACGGGATTGTCGGATCGGCCGCGTTCCAATATGGCAACGCGACCGGCCCCCCATCCTGTTCCAGCAGTGACACTTGGATCAGCCAGCATAGGATACTGCCTTGATCCGGCCACACCCCGAGCTGCAACTCGATATTATAGCGGCTAATCCCGACTTTGACCGTCGCAGCGGGATCCGGCGGCAGTGAACCGAACGCTAAGCCGTCGATCTCCAGCTGCACCGAAAGGCTTCCCGGCCCAACAACCACACGGTAGCCATCGTCTGCCGGTGAGCAAGCAAACCCATCGACCAGGGGCGAACCGCCCAGCACGCATTGCGCAAGCGAACCAAGCGCCACCAGGGTGTGGCGCTGAATGTGCAAAAGATCCGTGTCCAGCGGAATAGACCCGGGATAGACGATCTGCCGATCCATCGAAGCGTCTCCTAAATCTAACCCGTAATTCGCAGCCAAGCGGCGCCGCCAGCAGGCAGGGCATCAGCCAGTCCTGCGCGCAGCGCATCGTCCTCGGCCCCTCGACCGCGCTCTGCAGTGACGAGGCACTCCAGTGGCATCGAAACCGACCCCCAGCCGCCAGCGACGCCCCAAGCCAACCCGCTAGCGACGCAATACGCACCCGTGTCCAAAAGCCGCGCCGGCTCGAAAATGCGCACCGTAAACCCGGCTTCCGCTGCTGCCGCCTCGAGCGCCGCCCGCGTACCCCGCTCCCGTCGCATGGCCCGCTGCAAGCGAAGCCTGAACGGCCCATCTGTTTCGCCAGTGTGCCGCGTTACACGCCCAGCAAAGAAGTCTTTCGATGCCAGGTCTAGAAACCTGCCGGTCGTAGTAGCCAACCGCGACTGCAGCCGCACAACACCCAGCAACGTATGAAGCCCGGCCCAAAGCGATCCCAAGCCGGCAAGCACCCCGTCCATAATCGGCGGGGCATCGGCAAACCACCGGTCCGGCAGCGTCAGCCGAAGCCGCTCCCGCATGTCGTCCTTGTCTCCGATCATGGCAGCACGTCGACCGCTCTGGGCCGAATCAGCCCATGCCGGGGCGGCACGAGATCGCCAGCGACGCCATTGAGGGTCAGCCCCCAAACGCTTGAAACTGCCGGGTGAGAGTCGTGCGCCACTTGATAGACACGCGAGAAGACCAGCGCCGCTCCAATCGGCAAGGCCGCAACATGCGACCAAACCGCATTCCGAACTGCGGCCAGAGCCTCCGGGGGACCTGCAACTCGCATCATGACATCAGCGGCCACCAGCAACGGTCCGCGTACGCTAAAAGTGCCGCCGATCGGCCGAATGACCTCGATAGCTGCCCCAACAGCCGCGAGCAGCGCCGCCGAAGGCGCGCCACTGCCGTCGTCGACAGTCACCGTAAAGTGCCCCGGCCGAACCGCACCTGCCGTATCAACTCGTTCAGCAATCGCAAACGTCAAACCCTGCCGCAGAGACTGAATGGCAAACGCCACAGCCTGTGACGTCGCCCGGGTTCGGCTGTCGATGAAACCGCCAAACCTCAGCCGCAACGCTTCGTCAGCCTCTGCATCCAGCCCCCCCAGCAGCGGCCCCTCATTCATGACCGCATCGACACCAGGTATGGCGCTCGACAGCAGCCGAATGGCGCCGGTTTGCACGTTGCCCGCCCGCCCCGGCACCTGCGCGACGATTGGAACGCTCACTGATAGCTCGCTCGCCGGGAGCCGGTATCCACCTCCTGTCCAACCCGGATGAGCAACGTCCACCGAAACGGTGAACGACTGCGCGTCCACGTCTAGCCCGGTTCGCACCAGTGCACCGACCGGCACCACGGCCCCCAAGCCTGCTGTGGCCCGGCCGAATCGCGCCATTCCGGAAGCCGGGATCGCCGGCAAACGTGTCAGGCCGAAATCGGCGACCCAGCTATCAAGATCAGCGCCTCCGCTCGTCGCCGCCCGCGTCGTCGCCAGAACCTCCACAATCAGCCATTGTATCCACAAGCCAACGGCGGCGTTGGCCTCCAGCAAGGCCCGCAGCACGCTGCCCACCGACATGTCCACCAGTTGCCGGCAACCAGCGCTCACCGCCGCCGCCTGCGTTCGTACAAGCGACGTAAAATCCTGCAACGGAAGCTGCATGCCTACCTCGGAAGTTCGATGTTCAACGCCCGAGCCTCTGCCGTCTCGGCATCGGCATAGCGAATTTGCACGGAAAGGCTCCCGCCCGGATCGGACTGCACCAGGATGACCGGCTCCGGCACGGCGGCCACCGCGGCCTCCAAGAGCATCTGCGACCGAATGAGCGCTTGGATTCCTGCCGGGTCAGCCGGCTGCCCCACGAACCGCGCCAGGCCCGCCCCGTATGATGGGTGCCAGATATAATCACCGGGGTTGGTGAGTAGGCGCCGCAAGACCCGCTGCGTCCCCAGCGCTGGCCCGCTAGCGGTCGCTAAATCCCCCGTGGCCGACGACGAAACGTCCCCAGACCAGGCCATTTGTAGATCCGCCATCGCTGGCTCCTAACCATGCCTCAAACAGATTACCCGTCGAGCAACAACTATGCTCGTGCAACAATGCCCAGAGTAACAGCCGCGCGGATCAGTACGGATCGTGCTCTACGGCGTCAGTCTTGAGGTTTGGGTTCAGCCGTCATCCCGCCTTGCGGGTCCACATGCTTGTGTTCGTTGTAGTGTCCGCGCAGCGCCGCTAACGACCCGTGCCGGTCATACACATCGCCGTCCACCTTAAGGTCGCCACGCACCGAGATCGTGCCGTCGTTGAGCAGCCGCAGATAACTGCCGCTCCGGTGGGTCAGCCATAGCTCCCCAACCGGCGTCGCCGGCGCCGCTGCGTCCTGGCTCCAGGCGCGCCCGGTCACCACGCCATGCTCGGCATCACCCTCCTGTGGCAAAACCAGCACCTGGTCGCCAGGGCTCGGCGGGCAAGACAGACCCCAGCCCGCCCCAACCCAGGGACTAAGCACGGGCAGCCACCCCGTCAGAACCCCCTCCGGCTGCAATTGCACGCGCACCGTGCCAACAGCCGGATCGACCGAAGTCACCTTGCCGAACCGCGGCTGTCCCGCCGAAGCGTCCTGTGCACCGCTCTGCGCCTTGAGGGCGTTCAGCAAACGATCCATCATTGAACCCCTTGCAACGACAATCGCTGCGTGAACCCGCGCCGCACATCCAAGTGCCGGCTCAATTCACCCACGCCGTAATCCCTGTCCCACGCCGTCCCGGTGCCACGGATCGCGACCCGGCTTCGCGCCGTCAGCCCAAGCTCGCCGGGCATCGTCGCCGTCACTGTCCACTCGTGCCGCACCAGGTCTGCAAGCACCCGCTCGGCCAGGCGCTGCGCCTCGTCGGGCGCGAGATTCGGCCGCGTCACCCTATGTTTCCAGACCGACCCGCCACGCCCGCTACGCGCCGTCTGCGTCACCGCCGCCCCGGCCCGCGTCCCCCAGCTTCGGACCGTTACCTCAATCTCCCGCGCCAGCCCCAACGAATGCTCGAGCTGCAGGCTCACGCAGTCGTCTCGCCGGATCTCGACCGCACCGTCCCCAACGGGCGGCCCGAACCGGAGTACATCGCCCTCCATGAACAGGTCAAACCCTTCCTGCCCCGCCAAATACGCCAGCAGATCCCACTCCGTTGTCGCTTTCGCGAACTGTCCCAGGGTCAGCCGATCATGTTCCGCCTGGTAATACCGCCCCACCGGTGTCGATGTCCGGGCAACCATCGCACGCAGCCCGTGCCGCCCGGCCAAAGCTTCCGCAATCTCGCTTGCCGTCCGATTCGCAAACGTCTCGTCCACCCGCGCCTCGATCAGCATCGAGGAAAGATCCCGCCCCTCGACATCCAACACGCCATGGATCGGATCGAGCGTCAGGCTATCCGCCGCACCCGTAACGAGGCTGGTCCAACCACCGGCCAGCCCAATCTGGATGTCCAGCCTCACACCCGGCGCGTGCAATGCCTCCTGCGGGACGACGCTTGCCGCCAACCGCACCCGGAAACGATCTGCTGCCAAATGCCAAATGATTATTGGCATGAACGTCAATAGCGATCACGCCGGGCAGCGCGGCCCCATCGAGCAAAACCTGCAGCCGCGGCGCCCGCACCTCACTTCGCAACGCCGCCCCCCGCAGTACGATCGACCTCCGGCAGCCGAAGCGTGACCAGCCCACGAACAACCGGGTCGTGCAAACCATTTAGAGCCGCGATGCGGTTCCACTGCGTGGCGTCTCCTAGGTGCCGCAACGCCAGCCGAAAAAGGTCACCTCCCGCGACGGTAACTGTATTCATGATTTGTTCCCCAAAAAGGCTCTTGCGGTGACCAACCTGGCCAACTCTCCCGA